CACCGCAGGCCGTTGTTGGTATTTCACCTATTGAGGAACAGAAAACCACGATCGGTTTGGCGTTGGCAATGGAACGCCACCTGGCGCAGTTCTACGCCGAGGGCGGCACGCCTTCTAGTGTTATCGAAACCGATAACGAAATGACGGCGCAGCAGGCAAAAGTTCTGCGCGAGACATGGTTTGACCAACACAACCGCCGCCGCCGCCCTGCGGTACTCACAGGCGGCATGAAGTGGCGCCCCGTCACTGCTAGTGCGGCGGATATGGAAATAAACGCAACACGTGAACAGCAGGTGCTGCAGGTTGCGCGTATTTTCCGTGTGCCGTCATACCTCATCGGCGCTAAGGGCGACTCGCAAACGTACGCAAACGCAGAAATGGCGGGCCAACATTTCGTGACGTACACACTCATGCCGTGGCTACGCCGCCTAGAAGACGCGTTTTCAAGTTTGTTGACTCGCCCAAATTTCGTGCGTTTTGACGTTGACGCGTTCCTACGTGCCGACACGTTGTCACGCCTGCGCGCATATCAGTTGGCGGTTTCAACAGGCATCAAAACACCGAACGAGTGCCGCGTCACTGAGGGCCTCGAACCTTACGAGGGCGGCGACGAGTTTGTAATGGCGCTGCCAGGTTCGCCGATGGCGGGACCTGGCGAAACACCGCCACCCGTTGGCGTTGACTCGGAGCCGCCGTTGTAATGGCCTCGTACACACCAACCGCAGCAATGCGCAGTGAGGCGCAGCAAGGTTTGGAATGGCGCCAGGAATTCGGGCGCGGTGGCACCGCCGTTGGTGTCGCACGTGCTAGGGACATCCTGAACCGCGATCTGTCTCTCGACACGGTGAAGCGGATGTCGTCATATTTTGCCCGCCATTTGGTGGACAAAGACGCCGAAGGGTTTCGCGCAGGCGAGGAAGGGTTCCCTTCTGCGGGCCGTATTGCGTGGGCGTTGTGGGGCGGCGACGCGGGGCGCGCATGGTCCCTGGCCATAATTTCAGAAAACAAAACATCCGAAAAGGAAACAAACAACATGAACCTCGACGAACTCGAAACCCGTGATGGTGAACTCGCCGACCTCGGTTTCACACCACGCCAGGCGTTGCAATATGACAACGACGAAAAATTGGTGGAACTATTCGGCAAGTATTCGCAAGACAGCGGCGCCAACGGTGCGCACTATGCGGCCCCGTCGCCGTTCGTCGCAGATGGTTTGGTTTGTAGTTCGTGCGTGTTCTATGACGGCGCCCGCGCCTGCGAAATTGTCGAGGGCGACATTGCGCCCGATGGTGTTTGCAAACGGTGGATTATTCCTGAACGTTTGGTGGACCCCGCAGCGGCCGCACCCGACATGGGCGACGAAACAGAAATGGGCGACACGGGCGACCTCGAAGTTAGTGCCGTCAGGTACTCGGCGTTAGAAATTGAACACCGAAAAGTGCAAGGCCGCGACGTTGAATTCCGCACCGTTTCGGTTGGCACAATTGAGGTGCGCGCAGCGGCCGAGGGCCAGCCGATGCGGTTCCGTGGATACGCTGCGGTTTTTGATTCGCCGTCAGAACCGTTGCCCTTCATTGAAACCATTCGCCCTGGCGCGTTCAAACGTTCGCTGCAGGCGGGCCGTGAGGTTCGTATGTTTGTGAACCACAACACCGACATGGTGCTGGGTTCGACACGTTCAGGCACAGTGAAAGTGACCGAGGACAACCGCGGGCTATTGGTTGAGGGCGAATTCCCAGACACAACCTACGCGCGCGACCTTTCGGCACTCATGCAACGCGGCGACGTTCACGGCATGTCATTTGGTTTCAGTGTTCCCCGTGGCGGCGACGTGTGGGCCGAGAATGGCGCGCAACGCACACTGACCGAGATAATTTTGCACGAGGTGTCAGTAGTAACAGGATTTCCTGCATACCCTGGCACTAGCGGCGCGACTATTCGCACCGCAGAAAACGAAACACATAGAGACAACGAACCTGCGGCCACTGTGCCCGTTTCGGTGTCACGTCGAATGAATGATCTCTACGCTCGCAAGGCGTAAGAACTCAGAACGGAACGGCGCGCTCGGACCAGCGACGGTTGGCACCACCGCAGAACGTCACCACCTGAACCCCCAAACAACCAAAACCCCCAAACACAAAGGACAAAAACCATGAGCGAATACATCGCCGAACTGTCAGAACAGCGGGCCAAAGCGTGGGAACAGGCTAAGGCACTGCTTGACGTTGCAACCAACGAAAAGCGCGACCTTTCCGCCGAGGAAGCCCAAACCTTCGACCGTATCAACGCCGACCTTGACGTGAAAGATTCACGCATTAAGGCCATCATTGACGCCGAACAACGCGACCGCGACATTCAAGAAAGCCGCGCACGCCTCGGCGTTCCCGCCAACCTCGGTGGCGCTGCCGCAGAAGTTGACCATGACGATATGACGGTTCGCCGTTTGTTGTCAGGTGAACAGCGCACCGCCAAATTTGAGAAGCGCGCTATCACTAAGGGAAGCGCAACCCTCGTACCTTCCTCGGTTTACGACCGCATTGTTGAACACTTGGTCCAGGCAAACGTTGTGCGCAACTACGCAACCGTATTGACCACCGCAAGTGGCGAGGCATTGGCAATTCCGAAGTCGACCGCATTTAGCACCGCCAGCATTGTTGGCGAGGCTGCACAGGCCAGCGCCTCGGACCCGACATTGGGAACAGCGACCCTCAACGCTTACAAGTACGTGGTGCTCGTTCAAATGTCGAACGAACTCGCGCAAGATTCAACCGTTGACGTGGCAGGCTTCCTGGCACGCCAGGCAGGTTTGGCGATTGGTGTTGCAACTCGTGGACACATGACCACGGGCGACGGTTCAAGCAAGCCTTACGGTATCGTCACCAACGCCACCACAGGCGTTACAGGTGCCGCCGCCGTTTCGGGTGTGTTCACCGCCGACAACCTGATCGACCTCAACTACTCGGTGTCAAGCACCTACAAGGCGCAACCAGGTTGCGGTTGGATGATGAACTCAACCGCAATGAGTGCCGCACGCAAATTGAAGGACACCACGAACCAGTACCTGTTCGCGCCTGGCCTCAATGGTGTTGCCGACACGTTGCTCGGTTTCCCCGTTCATATCAACGACTCAATGGCTAGCCCTGCGGTTGCCGCTAAGTCTGTTTTGTTCGGTCACCTGCCGTCATATTTCATTCGTGAAGTCAACGGCATTGAAGTTGCGGTCTCTGACGATTTCGCCTTCGACTACAGCGTGCGCACGTTCCGTGTGTCGCTGCGCACTGATGGTGTTCTCGTTGACCAGACAGGCGCCGTGAAGTGTTTCGTCGGTGGCGCCGTTTCCTGATAAGTAACAACGCCGCAACGGTTCAACACCGTTGAGCATTGACGGACACCGCCGTCGCGTGAGACGCGGCGGCGGTGAACCGTTCACCCACCCACTTTTATTTGTAAAGGTTGCAGCATGAAAATACGAATGCTCATAAACATTTCGGGAACCATTGACGGGCAAGAATGGCCAGAACGTGGCGGCGTCATTGACGTTGCCGAACACGTCGCCGCAGACATGATCGGCAACAAATTTGCCGAGGTTTGCGACGAACTCGAAACGGCCGCAGTGGACCCCGTAAAAGAAACCGCCGCCAAACCCGCCGCCCGTACTCGTAAGGCGTGACGCGTGCCCATTACGACCTCGCAGGTGACAGTAGGCACGACCCGTGTTTTATTGCACCAAACCGACGCCGACGGGTGCACGATTTCGGTTCATTCTGACGCAGGCGCAGGAACCGACACCTACATCGGCAACGCCACCGTCACCGCTGCAAATGGTTACCAACTCGACGGCCAGACAAATATTCAGTTCGCGTTGCCGCCCACTTCGGCGCTATACGCAGTCACAAGTTCAGGCACTCACACGTTGTCAATTTTGGTGGTGAACTAATGGCCATCACGAACGGATACTGCACCCTGGCCGAGGTCAAAGCCGCGTTACGTATCACCGACAACATTGACGACACGTTGCTCGAAAATGCGGTAGAAGCCGCCTCGCGTCGAATAGACGGCGAATGTTCACGCCGTTTCTACATTGACGCAACAACTAGCGCCCGCAAGTATGCAGCAAACCGCAGCGCGTTTGTGTTCGTGGATGACATTGCGACAACAACGGGCTTAGTGGTCAAAGTAGATGACACGTTTTCGGGCGCATACTCAACAACATTGACCGTGGGCACCGACTACCAAACAGAACCAATGAACGCCGCCGCACAGAACGAACCGATCACACTGCTACGCGCACTAAACACGGGCTTCCCTGTTGAGAACAACGGGCGCGCACTAATTGAGGTCACCGCCAAATGGGGATGGCCTGCTATCCCTGACGCAATACGCGAGGCCACTGTTCTATTAGCGGCCCGCCAATTCAAGCGCCTTGACTCCCCGTTGGGCGTTGCAGGGTTCGGGGACCTCGGCGCAATTGTTGTGCGTCGAATTGACCCCGATGTTGCCGCAATGGTGGCACCATTCAAAACGTTTGTGGTGGCCTGATGCCTGCGTCAATATCTGCGCTACGTTCAGGACTCGCCACACGGCTAGGCAACATTTCAGGCCTCAGGGTTTATGAGGTAATCCCCGACAACCCGAACTTCCCCGCCGCCGTAATTGCCCTGGACCGTGTGGCGTACGATTCAACGTTCGCCCGTGGTTGCGACAGTTTCGAATTCACGGTCACGCTAGTTGTGGCGCGTGCGGATGACCGCAGCGCCCAAAACAAACTGGAAACGTACATCGCAGGCACAGGCGCAACGTCAGTGAAAACGGTTATAGAAGCCGACCCGACATTGGGCGGCGCGGCTATGGACACCCGTGTCACTGAGGCGGCTAATGTAGGCACAGTAAACAACGCCGATGGCAGTTCGTTTTTGTTTGTTGACTTCTCAGTGACCGTGACCGCATAAGGACCAAAAAATATGGCGTTTATTTCAAGCAACCAAACCCGCATCATTTATGGCACCGATAGCCTGGCCGCACTGCTGCGCACCGTATCCCCATCGGCGAACGTCGAAATGCTTGACGCAACAACGTTGAACGACACCGCCAAAACATTCGTGCCAGGCCTCGAAGATTTCACCCTCAACGTGGATGGACTATTTGACAACAACACAGGTGCGGGCACACCGTTTGCCGATATCGTCGCCGCCATTGACGCAACTAGCACAGTGCCAACTTCAGTGGCGCCGTCAGGTTTCGCCGTTGGTAACTCGGTGTGGTTACTGCCCGCCAAAACCATCACCTATGAGGTCACTAGCGCCGTTGCAGATTTGGTGCAGTTCTCAATGTCGTTGGGCGCAGGGGAACCGCCACAAATTGGCGTGAGTCTCGCCGACCTTGCCGATATCACCGCAACAGGTAACGGCACCAGCGTTGACAACGCCGCAGGCACCACCAACGGCGGGCGCGCCCACCTGCACGTTACGGCCGTCAGTGGCACCACCCCTACGCTGGCCGTCATTGTTCAACATTCAACGAACAACAGCACCTGGTCAACCCTGGCGACGTTCACAACGGCAACAGCGGTGACGTCACAAACTCTGACGTTTAGCGGTACCGTCAACCGATACGTACGCGCCTCATATACTGCAGGCGGGACTAGCCCACAATTCACCTGCCAGGTTTCCCTGGCCCGTAACTAAGGACACAAACTCATGGCATTTGTAGCGGCCAAAAACACGGCCTTCAAACTCGACAACGCCGCAGGCACGTTGACCGACATTTCGGCCTATATCGATTCGGTTGGCGGTATTGCCAACACAACCGACATGGCAGAAACCACCACCTTTGGTGCTACGTCGAAAACATTCCAGGGAACGTTGCGCAACGGTGACACCATTAGCATTTCGGGCAAATGGGACTCCGCACTCAACACGCAGATGGTGGCATTGCTCGGCCTGGCCACTTCTTCAACGTTTGAGTACCACCCCGCAGGCACCACCGCAGGTTTGCCGAAAGTTAGCGGCGAATGTTTCGTCGCTAGTTATGAGGTATCCAGCGCCGTTGCCGATTTGGTGACGTTCTCGGCCTCGCTGCAAATTACGGGCGCCGTCACGTGGGGCACTAACTAAGATGCTGACCTGGCAGTTGTCAGTAACAAAAACAGACGGAACGCAACACACCTACCGCATAGGCGCGCCGCACATTGTGGCGTTCGAGCGTGAGTTCGGGATGGGTTTGGGGCGCGCATTTTCTGAGGACCAGAAAATGGAACACGTGCTGTGGTTGGCGTGGACCGCCGACAAACGACAAAACAAAACTGGTGAAACATTCGAGGACTATCTTGACAGTGTTTCAGACATTGACCTAGACGCAAATGCAAACCCTACAAACGGGACTCCGTAACGTATCTAGTGGCGCAGGTTGCGGTTGAGACAGGCATCGCACCGCAGGCGCTATTAGACGCCCCCGATGGCGTGTTTGAGGCAATGGTTGACGTGCTGCAAACAAAGGCTGAGGAGTCCCGCAAACAAAACCGAAGGTGAGTCATGGCCGTTGTACGCGGTGCCGACACAATAAACGTGACAGGCCTAACCGAATTACGGCGTGAAATTCGCAAGGTACGCGACGCAGGCGGCGCCGATGGCACCGAACAATTGAAGGACCTCAACTACAAAGTCGCCGACCTAGTTGTTGGCAAGGCGCGAGGCAAGGCCAGCAGCGTTTCACCTATGGCAGCGAAGGCGTCAAAGTCAATGGAGGCGTCACGTTCTGGCGTGTCGGCACGTGTCAACGCAGGTGGCGCCAAGTACCCTTTTTTTGGTGGTGCAGAATTCGGCGCATATTCGAATCGCCGCCGCCTCATCAAAAACACGGGTGGGCGCGCAACCATTGTGCGCAGGAATGAGTCCCTAACAAAAGTGCGCAAAAAGGTTGAGTCGCAAACCCTGGCGTATGACCGCTACGGCGGAAGTTCAACGGTGCGCAAACGGGCGCGCCAGGACTACGGCGCAACAGGTGTGAAGGTAACGGGTGTGCGTGTCGGGTGGAACCAATTTAAGCCGTGGCTGGGTAACAAAGAAGGTGCGGGCTACTTTTTGTTTCCTACAGTACGCAGCAACATTGATGAGATACTAGACATATACGGCGACGGAATGAACGACCTCCTGCGGGATGTCTTTCCTGACTAGGAGTAAAAAATGGCGGGCGCACGCAGACTATCTATAGAAATTCTAGGCAACGCCAAAGGTGCCCTTGGCGCGCTCGATGACGTAGGCAATAAGGCTGGCGACATTGGCGGCAAAATGCTTGACTTCGGCAAGAAGGCCGCGCTCGGTGTCGCCGCAGTAGCAGCAGGCGCCGCCGTTGTCGGCAAACAACTTGTCGACAGTGCGTCAGATTTGGCCGAGGTTCAAAGTAAAACGAACGTCATTTTTGGTGACGCGTCAGAACAGGTGAGCAAATTTGCCGAGGGTGCCGCCACGTCACTAGGACAGTCAAAAACCGCAGCACTGAACGCCGCCTCTACGTTCGGCGTATTCGGTAAGGCCGCAGGGCTAACAGGTAAGGACCTCGGCACATTTTCAACCGACCTGACGGTGCTGGCATCTGACCTGGCGTCATTCGCCAACACGTCACCTGAAGAGGCGGCAATGGCGTTGGGCGCTGCGTTGCGTGGTGAGTCTGAACCTATTCGCAAATACGGCGTCATGCTTGACGATGCCGCACTCAAAGCCGAGGCACTCGCGATGGGTATTTATAGCGGCAACGGGCCGCTAACTACTCAACAAAAAGTGCTGGCAGCGAACGCCGCAATTCTGAAACAGACAGGCGACGCACAAGGCGACTTCGCTCGAACTTCTGACGGTGTGGCCAACCAACAACGCATCATGGCCGCCCAATTCGAAAACGTAAAAGCAAAACTAGGCAACGCCCTCATCCCTGCTTTTGCTGCGGCGATTGGTTTTATCACTAACAAAGTGCTGCCTGTGTTTTCAACCATTGCCAACGTATTTGAAAAAGACGGTCTGGCGGGTGTGCTCGAAATGGTCAAAGGCAAACTTCCTGAACTACGCGACGCGTTCATCAAGTATGCGTCGGCGGCGTGGGAATGGATAAAAGACGCATACCCGCCCGCACTAAAAGCGATGCTCGGTTTCATTTATGACGTGGGCCAATGGTTACAAAAAACAGGCCTGCCGTGGATAGCCGAAAAATTTCAGGAAGGCGTCAAATTCCTGTGGGAATGGATACAGGAAGCAGCACCGCCCGCATTGCAGCGCCTCGGCGAACTCATCGCCCAACTAGCAAATTGGTTGCTCGATGAGGGCCTGCCCATGTTGGTTGAAAAATTGGTGGCACTCGGCAACGCGTTCGTTGAGTGGATAAAACCAAACATTGTGCCAATGCTCGAACAACTCGGCGAACTACTGCTGGCAATTCTCACGTGGATAGTCACCGACGCAGTGCCCAAAATTGCGGAACAGGCCGTCAAATTGGCTGGCGCCCTGTTGGGTTGGGTTGCACAACTGTTGCCCGAAGTTTTGTTTGGTCTAGGCAAGTTCGTTGTTGAACTCGTAAAAAAAATACCTGGCCTATTCGTCAGCCTCGTTGCCACAATGTGGAACGTGGGCACGTCACTTGGCGGCGCACTGCTTGACGCCGTTGTTGACGCACTCAAAGGCATTGGTTCAAAGAGTATGGAACTCGGCAAGTCATTTGGGAACGGCGTTATTCGTTTCATAAACAAAAACATCATCAAAAAAATTAACGACCTACTAGAGTTTGATATTTCGGCATTTGGTATGACCTACACGGTGAACCCGCCAGATATCCCGCCGATACCTGAATTAGCCGCAGGTGGCATCGTTCGAAGCCCTACCCTGGCCCTCATTGGCGAATCGGGACCAGAGGCCGTGATTCCCCTTTCACGTGGCGCACAATACGGCGTCGGTGCTGCGGGCAGCGGCGGCCCCGTTGTCAACATCACAGTGACCAGCGCGGACCCGCAAGAAGTGGTCAAGGCGTTGCAACGGTACACGCGCAACTTCGGCAAATTGCCTGCGGGTATTGTCTGACATGGCAACAACAACGTGGTCCGTATTTATTGGCGGCGTGAACTTTTCTAGTCACGTTCTGTCAATGAATTTTGACTTGGGGCGTCGCACATTTTTTGACGAATTCAACGGCGGCACAATTTCACTGACGTTGCGTAACAACACCAACCAATGTGGCGCAATTGTTCAGAACGCTCAAATTGAAATAAATACATTCCAGTATTTTTTTGTGACGGGTATTCAATTCGACGAAGGCATCACCGACGCCGAGGCTACTTGTACTCTCACGGGCGTTGACTATTTCGCACAACTCCATCAGTATATTCAAGGGATGGGCGTACTTGGCAGCACTGCGCCACTTACTTCTATGTATAACACTTGGAACGCCACGGGTATTGCGCCGCCGTATATGGACACGCCGCTGACTAGCCGTTCGGTCATTTCCACCGTTGGGCCTCAGTCTGACGATGTGTCGTTCGGCAATTGGTGGTCGCTACTTATGCAGGGCGAGATGGGTTCACTAGTAAGCGACTTTGACACTATGTACCCGATACCGAACGGGTACTACCCCACCTCATGGCTAACGTTTGGGCGCAGTGGTACGGCAGGCATTCCGTATTCGAACCTGTCACGAATTGTGGGCACCGAAATTTCGGCTAACAACGTCACGGTTGACTACATAACAAGTGCCGCAACGTACGTCATACCTGGCGCAGCCTATAAACGTTCATACACTCGATACACAACACTCACCTCAACACTCGCCACGAACCAGGCGCAGTTTTTCGCAACTGCGTTGACGGATACCGACACGATTTCAGGTTCGTTGACGTGGACAGATAAGGCAGCAACCACAGCGAACAACAACACGTTCATGAGCGCATTCTCGTATGCGCCTGCGTATATGGCTACCCTTGAATACAAACTGCCTGGCGGTTCGGCAACTTCTAAACGCATAAAAATTGAAGGCGTGACGTGCAACGCCTCACCCGCACAAACAACATGGACCGTGAACTTCACCGACGGCAGTTTGTATGATGGTTTTCAACTCAACACAGACACGGCCATCCTCGGCCTAGCAAGGTTCGGCTGGTAACAATGCCCATCAAAACATTCTCGGCGCTCGAATATATGAACGCCACCAATTACAACACCTACTGCCAGAACAACGGCCTGAAATGGTTAGACACAAAAAGCACTTCGTTTGGCGCTAACTTTTTGACCTCGAACGCTTTCACCACCGAATTTGACTCATACCGCATCGTCATTGACACCTGGCGGTCTAGTACAACAAACGATGGCCTGTTGTTGCGTATGCGTACGGCGGCGGGCCAATACTCAGGTTCTACTTATTCGTATTCATGGAACGGCGTTATTTGGACAAATGCTCTGGCTATTGGGAACAACGGCAACAACTTGAACTACATAGAAATTATGGCAGGCGTGAACACGAGGCAAGGCTCCGCCACAATTGAAATGAACAACGTTCGCACAAGTGCAAAACCGACGATGCATTGGCAGGCAATAGACAACCGAAACAACAACAACCGAATCGGCAGCGGTTTTGTAAACAACACGGCAGACTATACAGGGTTCGATATCTTGACTTTTAGCGGTTCAACAATGACCTGCAACGTGAGCGTTTACGGATACAGGAAACAATAACAATGGCCACGAAAACATTCACGCAGGCACAATTGACCGCAAGTGACGTGAACACGTTCGCACTCAAAGGCGACACGTTCATCGCCTCGGCCTCAGTCACCGCAGGTTCGTTGGTCAATTGTTTCTCTAATGACTATCAAAACTACAAGATCGTGGTTAGTAATTTTTTTGCAACAGCGGACTGCTATTTGTGGTTTCAACTCGGCTACAGCAGCGGCAATTATTATGCGTCAGGCAACTACTACTCAGGCGGCGCATATCAGGCATACAGCACTGGAACAATTACAACCTACGCACGGAACGCATCCCCTTATTTGCAAATATGCGCAGGGTGTACCGCTGCTACAGGTTTTCCAAATAGCGCCATCGTGAATTTGACACGGTTAGGGTCTATTTCACGCGTGCCATATACGGCTCAGGCCACCTTACATTTGTCATCAGGGATTTATGGTTGGTCGCATATGGGCCAAGTACTAAACGAACACGTGTATGACAGCCTGAGGTGGTCAACAACAGCAGGCGCCGTCAGTAGCGGCACGATTACTGTTTACGGGGTGATGCAGGCATGACAGTCAAGGCAAACTACTCAGTTGGCCAACGGCCAACGGTTGCAGACTTTAACACGTTTGCGGCGAACCCTGCGCTTCAATACATAACGCAGGTCAACATAAACGCCGTCACCACCACTGTTTCTAATGTTTTCAGTTCAACGTATAACAACTACCGCCTCGAATGGTCAGGTATTCACACCACCTCAGGTGCTTCAAACTTTCCGCTAGTCAGTTTTACGGGTGGTACAGGGACCGCACATTTTGACGGAATAAAAACAACATCAGAAACAGGAACGAATACGTTCAACAACCAAAACGGCAGCGGCTATTGGCTGACCGCATACGTAGGCGGTTCAACGGCCCTGAACGGTTCAACAATATCGATGGACATTTACCAACCGTTCAACGCCGTTGACACGACATACACCAGCAAGTTCAGTTTCAACCAGGGCGGCGGGTTTGCGGGTGGAATTGTCAAGTCCTCAACCTCCTACACGGGTTTCACCATTGTTGGTTTGTTTGGTTTCAACGTCACAGGAACATTACGCATCTACGGATACAGGAACGCATAAACAATGAGCGACAACATCGCCGCAGAATTCGACGCCGAAACAGGCGAAATGAAAACGCGCACAATGACCGAAACAGAACTGGCAGAACTCGCCGCAACGTTTGAGGGTTTTTCACTCGGCACACTTATTGAACCGACAGAAACAGACGGCGCGCTACCATTTATTGAAACAACCAACGAACCCGAAGGCGGCGACGAATGACAACGTACACAGTGCTCCCAATTGTTATGCCAACCAATTTGGCAGGCGTCACGAACGGCAAACTGCCCGCAAACCTACTGCGAAACATCAAGGCACCGAACGGCCAACTTCACGCCCTCGCCGCTACCGCCTGGAACGCGTTACAACTCGCCGCATATTTTGACGGTATCGAACTTAAACACGTTGGCGCATACCGCCCCTATGAACAACAGATCGCCCTGTTCCGTGAACGGTACACGGGCGCACCAACAGGCCGCACGCCGCAAGTGACCCGCACCTATCAGGGCGCTACGTGGTACCTGAAAAAAGGCATGGCGCCTGCGGGCACCCCTGGCACCTCGAACCACGGCTGGGGACTCGCCATCGATATTGCCAACTGTTCAGGCAAACGCCTCGAATGGTTACTCGGCGACGGGTTCGCAACCTCAAACGCCTTGAAGTTTGGTTTCACGTGGGAAGTCAAAGACGGTGCGAACGCCGAGGCGTGGCACATTCGTTACGTATGCGGCGACAAATTGCCGCAGGCCGTACTTGACGCCGTGGCAGCCTTTCCCACACTCGACGTGCGGTGACAACAGCACTGCGCCGTATCGCCCGCCTAACATTCGCCGCCGTCATGGTGCTGGCAATGTTTGCGCCAGGCGCACGCGCCGAAGGCGGCGCAGTGACCGTGACGGCGTGGCGTGTCACCGATGGTGCGTTCACTGTCGGTGACCGTGGCGACGTGTGCGCCTCATACACGGTGCCAAACATAGACTTCGACTATGGCGGCGGCATTGTTGCGCAGTGCGACTATGACGGCGTCCTGGTGCGTTTTTCGGGTGTGTTCACATTGGACCGCGAAACGTTGGTCGTGGTGGCCCACGATGACGGTGCCGCATTGTTGTTGAACGGCGCCTACGTGGTGGACAATTGGCGCGACGTGGGGTGCATGTGGGATTTCGTTTGGTTGGCGGCGGGGACCTATCCGTTCGAGTTGTGGTTTTACGAAAACGGCGGCGGTGCCTGTGTCGGTTTGTTGCAGGCCTCACCAAACCAGGATGCCTACACAGCGTTCACCCCTGACCAATTCGGCGCACAACCAACGACAACCACGGAACCAACAACAACGACAGAACCCACAACAACAACCGAACCCACAACAACGACAGAACCCACAACAACCACGGAACCGACAACAACCACGGAACCAACAACAACGGCGGTGAACACATGGCCCCCCACAACGGATGCTTCGACGACAACCCCCACGGCGACGCCTACGAACGCGCCCTCGCCTGGAACAACACCGCCGCCCTCATCACCGCCGCCCTTGACAACAACGACAGTGCCACCAACCACAACCACGGAACCAACGACAACAACCACCGTGACCACCTCAACAACTACAGTGCCAACAAC